ATTTAGCTTATGCAACTAGATTGTTTACAGAGCATTCGACCTCTAAACAAGAGAAAATTAATATTCTAAAACGTTTTGATAATATCGAAACTCTTAAAGAATCTAAAAATTTGTATCGTACAATAAAGAATGAACTTTCATCTGATAATTCTAAAAATTCTTTAAATGAATCTATCGGGAATAAGATTGAAAAATCTCCGTCATCAGGTTCAGCAGTGGAATTGATAGAATCAAAAACGTATGAAAATCCTCAATTTTTGAGAATGAAAGATATCATGTCAAAAATAACAAAATAAACATAAATAAAATAAAAAATAAAAATATAATGGGAGCATTATTAGAATCAGGTCTTGTTGGTAACATCGGTCTTAAGCACCTTAAAGTTATCAAAGAAGATACAATTAACAAATGGGACAAATTAGGGTTCCTAGAAGGCCTTAAAGGTCACCTAAAAGAAAATGTGGCGCAGCTTTATGAAAATCAAGCATCACATTTGATCAGCGAAGCTACGTCGGATACATCATCAGGTTCTTTTGAAACTGTCGTTTTCCCTATCGTAAGACGAGTGTTTTCTAAATTATTAGCGAACGAAATTGTATCCGTTCAGGCGATGAACTTACCAATCGGTAAATTGTTCTATTTCGTACCTAAAATCCAAGGATATTCAGGAGGTACTATTACAGATTCATTGGGTGTTGTTTCAGGAGATCATTACGCACCTGTAGGGTCACCTGGTAATTATCCTGGAGATTCTAACGCAGGATATAATTCAGGTAACGGTTCTTACAATTCAACATACGCTAAGAATTTGTATGACTTGTTTTATGAAGGTACTGAACCAGGATTAAATCCATCAGGATTATTTGATTATTCAAAAGGACGTTTCTTGACTGTAACAGCGTCAACACCTACTGTTGCTTGGAGTAATGGGGCATTAATCGCTTCAGCATACACTTCAGGTGAATTCAGAAAGATCATCGTTGCATTATCAGGGTTTACAACTGCAGGTATTGGTAAGTTGATTGGTCCTGACGGTCAAGAAATTGACACTGAATCATTCCTTTCTAACTTAGTTCTTTATAGTGATAATTCATCGGTGGCTACCGAATTAGGTACTTCAACATTCACACCACTTTTATTTAGAGTAGTAACTCAAAAATATGGACAGGGTATTGTTGGTCCTACTTCAACAAAAACTCAAGCGGCTTTCAACGCAACATCTACAGGAGGTAACGGAGGTTACTATGATAATATCTGTTCATTTAACGGTTTCATTTACTTAGAAATCGATACTCAAGTTCCGGTATGTATTTCTTGTGGACAGTCTACCCCTGATGGTTATTCAGGAGCAACAATTACAAGTGCTAATTGGTCAGGTACTTCTGCAAATACAAACATTAAAGCAGCTTGGAGACGTTACGAAGAACTTGAATTTGAAGATAAGATTGGTGAAGTTTCATTTGATCTTGAGTCGGTAACAGTTTCTGTAACAGAAAGAAAGTTAAGAGCTCAGTGGTCACCAGAACTTGCTCAGGACGTTGCGGCATTCCACAACATCGATGCTGAAGCTGAACTTACAGCTTTATTATCAGAACAAATCGCGGCTGAAATCGATCGTGAAATTTTACGTGACTTACGTAAAGGAGCAGCTTGGAACCTTCGTTGGGATTACAACGGATGGAAGAGATTATCTTCAGGAACTACTCCATACACTCAAAAGGACTGGAATCAAACATTGATTACGGCAATCAACCAAATTTCGGCACAAATCCACAAATCAACACTTCGTGGAGGTGCTAATTGGATTATTGTGTCGTCTGAAATTTCAGCAATTTTTGATGATTTGGAATACTTCCACGTATCAAACGCATCACCTGAACAAGATCAATACAATATGGGTATTGAGAGAGTTGGAACTTTAGCTGGTCGTTACCAAGTTTATCGTGATCCATACTTCCCAGCAAACACTGTGTTGGTTGGTCATAAAGGTACTTCGTTACTTGACACAGGTTACGTTTACGCACCGTACGTACCTCTACAGTTGACTCCAACTATGTACAATCCATTTAATTTCACACCAATTAAAGGTATCATGACAAGATACGCGAAAAAAGTGGTTAACAACAGGTTTTACGGAAGAATTACTGTGGATGGTGTTCG